CATAGTTAAACACTTTGTTTACTCCTTTGTGTCCATTTCCACCACTTGCGCTTGCAGAACTCACTAACATTCCGACCTTTGTTCCTGAACTATTGCAACCATAAACCATTAAACCACCTGAAATAATGCTTGAAGCACTACTACTCATTTGTCCAAAATAGGTAAAAGTTCCGCCACCTGTTCCAGTTGTGATTTGGTCAATAACGCCAGTCGAATAACTTGCTCCAGCATTATTCCAAGAACCTGAATCATTATAGTTATTACCTGAATCAGTATTAAATCTAATGTAAGGAGCAGCACTTGCTGCAGTTGTGGACAATTCCGTAATGTTAATCCATAAAGTACTCATTCCGGAAATACCAGAAATTGTTGTTGTTGTACCTGAAAGAGAAGTACCACCTGCGTTTAATAAACTAAAACTTGGTGCCGATGCTGGACTGCCCCACGCTGGTACACCACCCGAGACGATTAAGGCTTGACCATCTGTACCAATTGGGAGACGGGTATTTGTGTTAGCCGTTGCAGAACGGTATTCAATATCTCCAAGAGTTGTCGATGGATTTAGCGCCTTGGTGGTTGTATCAATAGATGAACCAAGGGTGCGCATAGCCGCTGCGCCATCTTTAACCAGATCTGTGTCGTTAGGTGTTGTCCACCCATAATTGGTTGTCGTTGCCATTATTCTCCTTGATTAGGCTACTATTGTAGCGTTATTCCAGTCCAAAGTAGGACTTATTGTGTTCCATTTTTCGCCTACTGGTACATTGTTCCACCTAAAAGCCTGCAAGCTGAAAGCAACTGGCGAGACAATAACGGTCAAATCCAAAGCGTTAAATCGGCTAGTCCAAGTCCAGCCCTCAACAAAGCCCTGATATCGACCATCGGCAATGTTTAGTGGCAAGTCCTCGATGTCCAAAGGTAAGCCCATGAATATATTTAAAGCCTGATCGCGTGATGCATCTGGGATATTAGGGTTAGTCAATGGAAAGGTAATCGCCTTAAACTGATCTTGAGGAAAGGCGCGAATCGCTAAATAAAAGGCTGCTTGATCTTCTGCATCGGCTTTAAGTTCAATGCTTGTTTGAATGTTTTGTGCTTGGTAGCCATAAGTCGCAATTGATGCCGCATCGGATGCAGTTTCCTGTTGACCATTTTTATAAGTAATTGTGACTTCATTGCGTAAATCACCCAAGCGCCTTGATGTGGCAATACCTGCTGCATAAGCCCAACCTGCATCAACATAGGCATAACCATTAGCTGCTAAGTATTGAGCGCGATGTGTGCTGTCTGCATAACCGATGCGACCAGATGCATCTTCATAGATATACCCGAGCCCTGAACGAGCCAAACCTGCAACAAGAGTATAAACATCTGTAGTGCTAGCAGATCGAGCAGTAAGTTCATAATCCCCGGGGCGATCAATTTCTCCTAGACCAGAGTTCTCAGCATTAGCCCAAGTTGTTGTTGCATCATAAGATGCCCATGTTTCTGCTGCTGGAACTTGATTCCATTGGTTAAACAAAAGAGCAGATAAAATTGAATAAATCTGATCCCCATCATTAGCCTTAACCAATACGCCTTCAGTTAAGGTTTTAGGCAGTTTAGATAAAGCCCCTAATGCTGTGACGGTAATAGCCTGTGTAATGGCTGGCTCACCTGTTCTGACCGTTACATCGATATCTGTAACATCTCCACCAAAAATAGGGATGTAAGTGCCAGTTGAGTCTTTGACTTTGATAACTACTGAATCATTGACATCAAATCCTGTAGCAGCTTGATTTAGGTTCAGAATGGTAAAACGAGTATATCCTGCAACAGGCTGAGAATAGATGTCTGAACGACCTGATGTAATAGTTAAATCGGCAATTGTTAGATCTGTGACATCTCCAAGCCCATTGACCTCAACTGCATATTCTGGAGTCCATATTGTCATGCAAAAGCACCAGCACCCAAAGTTCCACGATAAGAAGATTGGTTGAGCACTTCAACGATTTGGCGGGCAGTTGATTCTGAATCGATGGCTCCATTGACTGTAATGTTGTTATTGTAATTAACCGCTTGACCTGAGTATCCGCCGCTAGGAGCCATTGGGACAAATGGAGCATTAGTAATCCCCGGGCTAGATGTTGTCATGCTTACATTGCTAGCACCGCCACCAAAGCCCAAGAAATTCTTTACTTTGTTGCCTGCTTCAAATAGAAGCTGAAATGCTCTGATTAGTTTTCCAACGGCATCTAGGGCTTCATTTATGACAAATGCAATTACCTCGAACGCTACTTTGAAAGCACCGCCTAAGAATGGTGCTAGGAAATTTTTAAGAAATGACCATAGACCTCTAAATGCCTCTTCATTATCCATAACCGCTTTTTTAATACTGTTAAAAATCTTTTGGAGACCTTCAAAGATTGGAACCAAGATAGTCTGAGCAACTCTTGCTATTTCAGTAAATGCGTTTTTAAGTCCGCTTCCACCTTCAAAGCCTTCAACAAAGGCTGTAATGGCAGGAACTACATATTTAACAATGTTTTCAACCAAAGGAGTTATGGCATCAAGAATGAATGCTCCGACTGTCTCTTTAGCTTCATCAAAGGCTATAGATAAGCGAGCCATCTTTCCTTGAAATGTATCTGCCTGGATAGTTGCTTGGCCTGCAAAGGTATTGGCTAATTTGGCTGTTATCTGCTCAAAATCAAGAGTTTTAAGCTCTGCCCTAGTTATACCTACGCCAAGCCTTGAAAGACCCGCTAAGTTGCCTTCCTGAGCCTTTGAGAGGCTTTCTGTGACCGCTTGTAGGCTTTTACCAGTAGCAGCACTTATGTCTATAGCAAGTGATTGAAGCTTCTGTGCCTTAGTAACATCGCCAGTTGCTCTAGTCAACCGATCTAGCGATGGACGAAGCTGGTCATCGGTAATGCCAAATAACAAAGATTGCTTGAGAACATAATCTTCTGTGGCAGCAATCTGGGCATCTGTAGCCCCAGTAACATTTCTTAAAGTAGCCGCTAACTTAGCCTGGGCAGCTTCATCTTCAATAGCAGATTTAACACCCTCTACTGCTAACTTGCCAGCATAGACAGCAGCAGCAGCGCCAGCAGCTAAGAAGGCAGCGCCAGCAATTTTGCCAAACTTGGAAATCTTATCGCCAAAAGTTTGAACTTCAACTTCACCTTTGTTAAGGTTTTTTGAAAGGTTATCAATATCCGCAAGGATAGAAAGTTTAAGGGTTCTAGAACCAGCCATTACTTATCCCATTCCTTGACAATTTTAGAAAACGCTTCTTCCCACTTAGCAATGATTTCTGCCTGATTAGCTCTTAAAGTAGGATAAATGAAATATCCAGCATTACCACGCTTGCCAAATCTAGCTGTTCTTGGAGCAAATTGAGGATGATTTTTAGAACCAAATTCAGCACCGGCAAGAAGTCCGTTACCGCCAGCCCCTTTGCCTTTACCGCCTAAATTAAATTGAGTAGTTGCTCCACCGCTAAACTTCTGTTGAGCAAAACCAATTCTTATTTCACCGACCTTTGAGGTCGAACTTACCTTAATACCGTCTGCAACTCTAGAAGCTACATTTGGATTTGGAGCAGAACGAGCAGCAGATTGAATTTTGTTTGTTAGTTCTTTAGCCAGAGCATTAACTTCACGCTTGGCTTCTTCTTGCGCTTCTTCATCCATAGCTTTAAAAGCCCTAATGATTTTAGATAGTTCTTTTTTATCATAGGCAAAAACGCGGTTGTCAATAATGTCACTAGCCACGATGCCTCGCTTCCAAAACCTCTATTGCTGTTAAAATATCTTCTGCCGATTGCCACTCTGACATTGGTATATGAGTTGCTATTGACAGTTCAACTAAGAGTCGGCTTACGCTTCCTCTTGGATGACTTTTGGGTCATCGGTTCCCACCTCGACATCTGCCACCGTCTCCATCCAAATCTCTAATGGCTTTGTTGGCTTTCCACCTGCATCACGCTTCATTGCTGAATGTGCTACAAATAAGATATCCCACA